TCAAACCTTCCAGTTACACCTGCTTCAGATATGCGTCGAGCCAAATCTCTATCGCGCTCGTCTGCGGTCATACCGCCGTCAAAACGACCCGTCAAACCTGCTTCAGTAGCCTCACGCGCTAATGCCGCAGAATCTAAGGCGCTTGTCGCTCGTTTACCTTCTAAAGTTACAATAGGAGCTTGATTTTCCGCTCCAGTTACAATCTGCCCGAATAGAGCAGACTCAGCAGCCTGTTGTGCGCGGCGATCTTCGGCTCTTGCTAAGTCTTCGCGTAAGGCCAACTCCCTACCTGCGAGTGTGGTTCTGGCTGGGGCAGACCCTTCGCCAGCAATCTCGCCTAACAGACCAGCACGTTGTGCAATTCCAGCACGACGATCAGCGGCATCAGCACGGAGATTTGCGTCTTCTGCCAAGTCCATCTGCTGACGCTGTAACTGCGCCTGTAAAGTGTCACTAAAACCTGTAGGTGATGTTGCATCTCTGAACTGACCTGTCAATCCAGCACGGGTTACATCTCGCCCTAAAGCACTTGTAGCAATGTCTTGCGCGGCTAACCTTTCTCGCGTATCCTGTGCGCTTTCGGCAAGGTCTAACTCTCTGCGTTGACGAGCGCCAGCAAGCGTTTCAATAGGAGCTTGGTTTGCTACTCCAGCATTTAACAAGCCAGTAGCATCAGCCATTGCCAACCTCATGCGCTGCTCTTGCTCTTGTGCTTGTAATGTGTCTGAGCCTTGGAACTGACCTGTTAAGCCTGCCGCAGCAATATTTCTTGCTTGTTTTCTGTCTTTTATTGTTTGATCAGCTATATCTTCTTCAATCTGCATTCGTTGACGAAGCTCTTGTGCTGCTAATGTGTCTCTAAAACCTGTAGGTGACGTTTCATCTCTAAACTGACCCGTTTGACCTGCTCTTGTTACATCACGACCTAATCGGCTTGTGGCTATATCTTGCGCCCCAATATCTTCTCTCAAATCTTGTGCGCGTCTTTCTATTTCCATTTGCTGGCGCTGTCGCTGCGCTGCCAGTGTATCCCTATAACCCGTAGGCGATGTGATGTCTCTAAATTGACCTGTCACATCAGCGCGTGTAACATCACGACCTAATGCCGTATCTAAGAGTCGATCTGCTGCAAGGCGCTCTTCTAACGATTGACCGCGCTGTGCTATGTCTATAGATGACCGTGCTTGATCAAAAGCTGACGCATCTCGCAGATCGCCCTGTCTGCGCTGTGCAGCAGCAGCCTCTAATGCTAATCGGTTACGCTCGTTACCCTCTGCCATGCGCGTCAGTGCAGCTGCTGTATCTCCACCGCCCCGTAATACGCCGTAGCGCGATAGCTGCTCAACTAAACCTTGCTGTGCTTCTTGCTGACGTAACTGTTGGTCGGCTATTTGGGATGCAAGAATAGGATCATCAGCAGCATCAATACGACCTAAATATGCTTGCTCTAAGCGATCTTGTAGTGTCCCAGAAAGTCGTTTGTCTGCCTGTCTGCGTAACTTTTCTGCGCCTCTGTTGTAGCGCGATCCACGGGCAGCAAATGTCTCAAGACCTTCATCTTGATCATCTCCTATTTCATCTAACCCTACAGCATTGGGATTGAACTCAGACGCGCCAGCAAATGTTCGCAAACCAGTGGTGGGGTCAACAGTAAAAGATAAAGCAGGGTCTTTTGCTGCAAATGTCGTTAAGTCACTGCCCTGCCTCGCAGCCATATCTGCTTGTTCGCGCAATTGTTTTTCAAGGTCTGCATCTTTTGTATCAGCTATTGCACCTTGAGTTTTTTCCATCATATCTTCTATGCTGTCTTCTGTAGAGAATGTGGAAAGACCACCTTGCGTACGTTCCATCATATCTTCTACTGAAGCATTATCAACAGGTACTACATCGCCAACAGGTACTTCGCCCTGCGTATTGCTCATCATTGATTCTATTTCGGGGCGGCTTAATTTTTCTGGCGGTTCAAATGGTGTTTGACCTGTGCTAATGCTAAAATAATCTTGTGCGCTCATAGGCTTTTGGCGTTGTATACGCTCGTTTTTAAGCTGGTCTGCAAGCCTATCATTGAACTGGGTGTTAAGCATATCTTCCATTACATCAGCATTAGTCTGAGAGGTATTTACAGGCACTGAACCCTGCGTATTAACCATCTCTTTCATTACATCAGCATTGGACTGAGAGGTATTTACAGGCACTAAACCTTGAGTGTTACCCATCATGTCCATTACATTAGCATTAGTCTGAGAGGTATTTACAGGCACTGAACCCTGCGTATTAACCATCTCTTTCATTACATCAGCATTGGACTGAGAGGTATTTACAGGCACTAAACCTTGAGTGTTACCCATCATGTCCATTACATTAGCATTGGACTGAGAGGTATTTACAGGCACTAAACCTTGAGTGTTACCCATCATGTCCATTACATTAGCATTGGACTGAGAGGTATTTACAGGCACTAAACCCTGCGTTCCTCCCATCATTTCTTCTACTCGCTGCAAGTCACCCGGACTACCCGGAACAGGCCCACCGTCTCCCTGCAAGGATGCCATAGCCTTGCTGGGATCTTCTGGGACAAATTGAGTTTGACCTCGACGGCCACCCGTTCTGGATGATGCTATTTCTTCAGCAGTAGCAACGTTTGACGTTACAAATTGTGGGTCCAACACACTGTCGGGCCTACCCATTGGAATAACTGAACCATCCAATGGAGATTTTGTAGTATTAGTAGGAACCGCACCTTGAGTATTACCCATCATGTTCATAACGTCAGCGTTAGATGGCTTTGACGGTGGCGGCGGTGGCGGCGGTGGCGGCGTATTGGCAGGCACTGCACCTTGAGTGTTACCCATCATGTCCATTACATCAGCGTTAGACATTGATGTATTGACGGGTACTGCACCCTGCGTTCCTCCCATCATGTTCATAACGTCAGCATTTGACAAACCAGTGGAACCGCCAGCTATCGCATTAGTCAATGGGTCTGGAGTAGTATTTGCAGCTTGTGTAGTTCTACGCCGCCTAAATCTTTCAGACGCATCATTATTAGCGGCAGTGTTACCCAAAAGAGATCGCCGCCTTTGACCGGGTGACATTCTACTGTAGTTAGTGCGCGTTGTGCGCTGCCTGTTATTTGACCCACCAGCAACTGAACTAAAAGCCATTACTCTATCCCGGTTGTGCGTTTGCGCGTTAAACCAATCGGCTTGTATTGCAGATTAGTGCGCCTAATGGTAAACGTCTCGTCGTCATTAAAATTGCTGAACCGCAGCTTAGTGCGCGGATCGTAGCCAAACAGATCACTGTCCGTAGTCAGTGCAGTTACATCGCTTTGTAGAACGCTTGTACCCAACCTAAACGTGTTGTCCAGCGTAGCGCCCAGATCGCCCATCTGTATCGTTTCGACGTTACTCACTATCGACGCAGAGGTCTGGGTTATGCTCAGATCGAAATCGCCTGTGTTATCAAACAATGTGCGGTTGTAGAGCCAACGACACTGAACAGCATCGCCCAAAGGAGCCAAGTTAGCAGTCTCGAAAAATGCTTGGATAGCCGCGCCGTCATCGTTGTCACCTGTTTCATGTTTCTGTATGTGACCTGCAAAATCACCAGCATGGGGTAACTCGTCGATCATGGCCGCAGCGTTGCGCGTAAACCCATTATACGGGCCAAACCAGCAGTTGAGGCGGTTGCTGTATATAACCACGCTGTTCATCTGCGTCTGCGATGCACCAAAAGGCAGAAAAAACCACACCTGCTCTTCGGCTGGGTAAAACAGTGCAAAAGAAAACGGCAATCGCGCACTGTTAAGATTCGGCCAATATCCATCATCCAACGCAAAGCTGATCTTCTCAACGGCAGGGCCACCTGTCCACTGGTAGATGCCGTCCTCTCTGACAAACAACTGACGCTCACCAGGAATCGTTACAATCGTTCGGCTTGCAATCGTTCCGCGCTGTGTGCGCTGTTGCTGGCTGAATGGTATCGTAGAGTTGCCCGTAGGCGTGAGGGTGTGTATACCCTGCTCGGTATGCACTGACAATGTGCTTTGAAAAGGCGAAAGCCCCGTTACATCGTAACCAAACGAGTGAAAATTTAATGCACCCCATGTTTCTATATCGCCGGGGTCTGACCGCCATACTCGATCTGGCACGGTATTGGTGTTTGCTACCCACAAGCGGTTTTCCCAAAATGCCACATGTTTGGGTTTGGTAAACCGCGAATCATCATCTAACGTAGCTGCGTTGTTGCTACCACCCGTCCACTTAATCGCATCAGTGTCTTGACCATTTACTGCGACTAATGTGTCACCTGCCAACACCCATTGCCATGTGTAGTCATCGTTGGCTGTAATCGTTGTGCTGCCTGTTCGATCTGTGGCAGACCCACCTGTAACGTCAAAGAATTTGTTACCGCAGAAAGCAAACACCTTTTCTGCGCCAGCTAACGTGACTTGACCTAATGCTGTAACCGTAGCACCGCTGTTCATTGCACTGCTGTTGAATTTTACAAACCCTTTGCGCTTAGATACCTCACCTGCTAATCCTACAGTGCAGTTTTGCATATTATGGATGCCAGACGGAGATAAATCCTCGGCTGGAACACTGTAGTTTACTCCATCTCTCCAGGGGCCAAGGCGCAGGGATTCGGCAGCTATTGGCATTAGTTCAGCGACCCTTCAGTTGGATAAAATGAAAAGTTATCAACTGCGGTATCGTCTGAGCGCCGCATACGAAACTTGCGGTTGCCCTGCACACTGAGGTTTTGCCGTGAAGCTACAGCTAAAATACGCTCCATCTCATTGCGATCTACACCAGCGCCTTGGTCATCGCCTTTTTCTTGTTTAAAGAGCGAAGAGATGCCGTAGATCAGTGCTGGCTGTATAACTGGGGGGTAATACTGATTGATGGAGTTGTTATCTTCTGCTTCAACAAACTCTGGGATTTGTCTGTAGTAGCGATAACCGATGCTGTCTACGCCGTCTGGCGTGGGATACAATGTTACTTGTATTGCACCGTTGGTATCTATGCCGTTGATGGCAACAAATCGAGGATCACCGTCCGTACTAGAATCTGGGTCAGCTGCATCAATGTCCTGTGTGCTTTGGACAATGATGAGATGGTTTTCCGTTATATTGCGAAACGATAACGGAGTCAGCACATCCGTTTCTAGCGAGTACGTTCGCGTGTCTGCAACCGTGTTGAACGTAGCCGACTTAAATAGCCAGTTCCACTGCTCACGGCTTTGAATATCTTTGCCGACAAGATTTAGATAGTCACGCGCACTATTTTTAAACGTCGAGCTATTTGTGTTTAGCCCCACGCGCCGTAACGCTACCTGCAAAATCTCAATGTTTGTCATCCCAGTACGGCGGCCCTCATATCGACCCACGCACCGTTTTCATACCCTTGAAACTTGTTCAGTGTGCTGTTGTAGATCAACATCCCGTTTGCTGCTGTCAGCGCATCTCGCTCTGTCGTTGTCAGCGATGGGACAGTAAACGATGCGCCAAACGTAACGGTGTCAGCTTGTAGCACTCCGAAGAGCGCAGCATCACCAAAAAATGCAGCGGCGTTTACCTGACCTAAACTTTCAGTCACTGTCTACATTTCAGCGCCCTGGGCTATCTGATCCAAGTCGTATTCGGACAAATTATCACCGTTGTTTTCCAACCAACGATCTGTCCAAATGCGAACGGCTTCGGGGCCGCGATCTGATATACGCGCCGGGGGCGCAGGTATGAAACCTGGCAAATGAGTCACCTCACCAACAGCCCTAACGTGATTTCGCACTTGGCTATTGGTGACTTTGGATCGGCGCTGACGGGTGTGCGTTTTGTCCAAATCCAGCGCCTTGCGAATTGCATCTTTCGTTTCGTCGCTGCCCTTTAAAATTAACTGGGCAATTTGATCTGGCGTAACGCTGGCCGCTTCCTCTTTTACAGGAGCAGGTGTAGTCGCTTTTGCCGCTTCTGCTACTTCGTCTGACAGGGTATGCTGCTGCATACGTTTTGCCATTGTTATCTCTCTTTAAATTTTAGATAGTGGGTGAGGTGACAGGCTTAAAGGAGGCAACCTTGCGACCTGCCAACCCCACCCTCCATCAATGGTAAAATTATGAAGCTGCTCCATCATCCATAAAAGGATACTGAATATCAAATTCAGCTAAACCAGAGGATGGAGTTCCAACCGCAGATGCGCCTATTGCCCGCTTCACCCTGTCACCAGAAACCACTTCATCATCAATGCTGCCAGCCGTTGATGTAGCGTAAACCAAACCGTTGTCAGCGTAGCTAGTAAGAGCTTTTCCTACTGCCTTACCGCTTATCTGATACCAACCATATTGGTTAGCAACATTTGCGCTCATCGAAACTGCAACCTGTCCAACTGCATTAGCAGCCAACAGCGCAGTTGAAAAGCTATCTTCGGTGTATGTTATAAAAGATCCCAAAGCAGTAGATGCAACACCTTTGAGATATATAAATTCGCCAACGCCATAATCAGTAGATGCAAGATCTTCAGCAAAAACGCGCATACCTAAAGGATGCAGCTGTTCAGTGCTTGTTTCATCTATTGCTTGACCACCAATAAGGCCTGGCTGAGTCTTTTTAAAATCAGACATTTTTAAGACCTTTCTTAGTCGTTGATGTTAAAAATAACGCCCTGTCTGCGGCGATTATTTGTGGTGATTTGCAGCCCTGCTACGATAAACGCAACCTTTGCCATCTGATTGCTTGGCTCCTTGAACGGAGTCTTGGCAAAGTTCATCCCAGCTTGCATGTGCATCTT